CGACCAAGTCAAATATGGAATCGTGCTTGATCGCAGCGGGTGTCGCAACCCGCAACGCCAGCGGCGACATGATCGGGCAGTGGGAAGGTGGCCGCGTGGATATTGATTTCATTGGCGCGACTGATGGCGACTCACGCTACCACGCCAACTTGCGCGTATGCGGCAATTTAGCGCAAGACCAACTAGATGAACTCCCAATCCTCGACCCCGCACCGACAACACCGATGAGGGTATTCGCATGAGAGTCAACACCACGATCACAACCGCTCCGAGTTTTGAGCCGATCTCCACTGCGCAAGCCAAAGCGCATCTGCGCATATTCCACTCGCTTGACGACACCTACATTCAAGCCAGCACTGGCGGGTCGACATCAGTCATCACAACAGCCCGACAGATGATCGAAAACTATTGCGGCATCGCAATTCCAAATACCACATTCACCTCGGTCTATGACTCGTTCCCACAGAACACGCCAGTGCAAGGCTCAAGTGGCGAGATGTACAACGGCTCGGGCTACGAGATCGCATTGCCGCGCTCGCCGCTAGTCAGCGTGACGAGCGTGCAATATGTCGACACATCGGGCAACACGCAGACGCTGTCAGCGTCGACCGATTACACCGTGAAGTCATACAACGGCATTGGACGCATTCAGCTGCTCGACGGCAAGTCGTGGCCGTCACTCGTCGGCGGCGGCGCAGGCGTTGTCACAGTTGTCTATGTTGCGGGTCACGGTTCCACTGCAACTGCGATCCCGATCGCACTCAAGCACGCCATCTTGATGCAGTGCTCAACTCTCTACGACTACAGATCCACACTCGCTCCGGGTCAGCAGTACGAAGTGCCCGGCACGATCAAGGCTCTCATCGCCCAATACAAGTCGGGTGAATATCAATGAACAGCGGGATGATGCGGACACCGATGGTGATCGGCACACGCACGCAGACCCTGACTTCGTTCGGCACACCGACCTACACCTACGCCACTGGCGACACGATCTTTGGCGAGATCAAGGACTCGAGCGCGGTGGAGAAGTCAAACCACATGGCTCTGAGTCAAGTTGTCACGCATCAGATCACAACCAACTTCTACCCGGGCATCAGGGCATTCGACCGCTTCACGGCGTATCTAAGTCGAGGCACTGGCGGCTCTGTGATCTCCACCACATTCGAGATTGTCTCCATCGTCGACTACAAGTCTGCGGGTCACACGCTCACCATGCAATGCAGAGAGGTGCAGTAATGTCGAGCGACGGCAAGATCATCAAAGGCTTGGATCAGTTCCTTGATCAGATGAAGACCATGCGCACCGACGATCTTTACAAGGTTTTGAAAAAAGCCGAGGTCAAAGCGTTGACTAGACCGCGAGACAAACTTGCAGGCTTGTACGGCACATACATTGGCAAGAACGACGACAATCAAACCGAGGCTCAAAAGTCGTGGCGATGGCGTGCGAATAAGCATCAGCCGATCCATCCGATCAAGGAGAGCCGACTTCGTATTGCTCACAATATTTACAGTCACAGAATCATTCCATACGAAATCGGCAAGAACAAGGCCAGCGTGTGGAGCCGCATTTGGGGCTATACGCAAAACTCCTGGCTTATCGAGCACGGTCGCTACAAAGATCCCGCACGCGCATACACAGGTTGGAAAATATTTCAATATTTTTTCAAGACTCACGCCGCAACCATCAACGCCAAATTCACTGAGGATGTTGGATACGGACTCGACAAAGTATTCAAGCGCATCGCAAAAGAAATGAACAGGGCGGCACGATGAAATTCGTAGAAGCCATTCATCTTGCATTGCAGCAGTCTCCGACCGTGATCACGGCTCTCGGGTCTTCAACCAAGATCTTCCAGTCGTTCGTCACGCCAGCGACCCCAATGCCGTTCATCGTGGTGAGTTCGCAAAGCGATGACGGAGCCAGTCCAACACTTGCAGGAGCCGACCGCTTGCGGCTTGCCACAGTGACTGTGGACTGCGTGCACTCATCGCTTGTCTCTGCGGCCAACATTGCAGATCATGTGCGGGTCGATCTCTACGCGGCGAAGGGAACACTGGCGACCACAACCAACAGCCCGATGACGATCCAAAGCATTCGCATCGATGGCACAAATATGAATTACGACATGGGCGGCGAAGGAACCGAACTCGGTGCTTTTGTTTGCAGCGTCACTCTGAAAATTTATTACATCGCATCGGCTCCATCTCCAGTCGCGTTGACTGACGGATCGCAGCCATAACACAAAAGGAATATTCACATGGCAATTTCAGTAGCAAACGGTGGAACAACTCTCTCATTGGGAGCCTCGCCAACACTCATCGGAGAATTAACCTCGCTCAATTTTTCTGGGTTTGGTTTGTCAGCCGTTGAATCGACAAATCTTGCGGCAACCACAAAGACATTCTTGCCGGGCATTATCTCGCCGGGAACAATTTCCTGCGATTTTAATTCTGACGGTGCGAATACTGGTCAAGACTTGATCAAGTCCACAGTCACCGCACGCACTGCTATTGCGTTTGCAATCGCAAGCGCAGACGGTTCGACATTTAGTGGTTCCTCAATCATCACAGGCTACGACTACAAAGCCGCTGTCGATGGAGTCATCACAGGATCCGTGACTTTGCAAGTCACAGGCGCACTCACCATCACCTAATCGAGAACCCACATGTCAATCCGAGAACAACTACTTGCACTCAAGATTCCAACCGCCACCGTCAAGGTTGCGGGCATTGATGGTCTCGTCTCGCTTCGCGGCCTTACAGCTGGCGAGCGGGACTCATGGGAGCAGTATGTGTACTCGGAGCGTGACATCAAGAAGGGCGTGAAGAACATCCGCGCCAGTCTCGTCGTGAGGTGTATTACCGACGAGGCTGGCGTGAGACTGTTCACGGATTCGGAGATTGCAGAAGTGGGCGCAATGCCCGCTTCGGTAATCGACAAACTCTACGAGCACTGCCAGCGTCTTTCGGGTCTCGGTGCAAAGGATGCAGAGGATCTTGAAAAAAACTGAGAAGCCGCAGCCTGAGGATGTTCATGTTCACGCTTGCGGCTGAATTGAAAATGACTGTTGCTGAACTAGGAAATCGAATGTCATCAATAGAACTTCAAGAATGGATCGCATATCAGAGCATCACTGGATGCCTTGACTCACGCCAGCGCGGTGACCTTGGCGCGGGCATTGTCGCGTCGACTGTTGCCAACGCGCATCGATCAAGCAACTCCAAGTCGTTCAGCCCGCATGATTTCATGCCGTACTACGAGGCTCCAAAGCAGAACCCGCAGCAAGCACTTGAACAACTCAAACGACAGATGGGAGTCAAGTAATGGCAGTCACAGGAAAGATGACAGTTGATCTCTACGCGAATCCTGATCCGTTCGTTCAAGGCATGAAAGCGGCCGAGAATGCCGCAAAGAAAAGCGGTGCTGGTATTGCAAGTCATATTGAAAAAATTAATGCAAAGCAGATGAAAGGCGCAGTAGGTGGATTGCTAGGCGGCTTGGGAACCATCGGCTTAATCGATGCAGGATTGAACGCAGCCAATGAACTTGTCAAAGGTTTTAGAGATGGAAGCATAAATGGGTTTGGAGATGCTGTCACTGCAATCGGGCAAACCATCGCCACGACACTTGAAGGATTGCCGATCGTCGGATCGGGAGGCAAGTTAATTGCTTCCATGCTTGACGCAGGCGGGTATATGGGCGGCGCAATGGGAGCGGAGCAGGATCAGCAACAGAGTCGAATTGATGCCGCCAATAAACAAAAGGAAGGCGCATCCGCTGCTCAGGCTGCAATGAGAATTGAAACAGAAAAATTGCAACTTGAAACAGAACTGCAAAAGTTAAAAGACGGAACTTTCTTCATAGAAAAATCTTCCGCAGAATTGGCAAAGCAAGCATTAAGTGATCGCATGATGAATGCTGGTATGTCATTAAACGAAATCTATGTTGCGAAACAATTATACGATCAGGGTTTAGCAGATAAAAAACTAGATGATGATGCGGCCACTGCTGCTATCACCGCAAAGAATGAACTCGCCTCAGCTCAAAAAACATTAAATGATCTACAAGATCAGGCGACTCGATCGACAATGTCGGTGCGAGACGCTGAACTTGACCGCTTGGCTTCAATGCCAGGAATGACATCTGAAATGGTTGCGCAAGCAATGGCCGCGTGGGATCTTGTCGAAGCGGGCAAAGCAAACAAAACCTTAGTTGAACAAACGCTTGAAGCGCAAAAGACAGCCAATCAAGATTACTCATCAGGCATAGAAGCATCGATTGAACTGAATCGTGCAAAGGCTGATCGCACCGCCAGCGCGACTAGCGTCGACTCCGCGCTCGGGTCAATCAAGTTGCAAGGCGTGACAGACTTCTCAAAATCAAAAGAGATTGAGAAGGCGAAAGAAGCATTGTCCAAAGCGATCGAGACGGCCTCCAACACCAAGGGCACATACGACCAGTTGGTCAAACTCAATCAAGCCATAGGAGCAACCCCATGACATTGGTATGGCAACAGACGAGCCGAACAGGTTCTTATGATCGCGGCAAGTGGACAGGGTCGACGACTTATCTGATCTATGACTCTGCGGGGGCTGCTTTGACTGTGCATATTATTCGTAACGGAGCATCCGCAGCAGGTGCTTTAGATTTCGGCGCGGGAAACGAAAGCGATATGGCTGCTTTGATGAATTTCACAGGTGCGACCTACACGCCAGTGCAGGATGGCTCCGACAAATACTGGACAGGCATTCACACTTTTGAAGCGTCTACGACGATTAACGGGACATCTGTTGAAGGTCAAGACATCTTGCAGGAAAAACAAGTTGGCTTCACTTCCATCGAAGTGAACGCGCAATCCAATGTTGTCGATGTATGGCGCACTGGTTGGACTCTTCCATCAAGCGATGCAAACAAAACCGCTCCAACTCTTATCGACATTGGCGGAACTAAAGTCGACAGCGCAGGCGATCCGATTTCGCACATTCAAGGCGTGCTCAATATCAGCGTGCGCAATGTCGTGATTGGTCGACCTGATTATTTATTGTTCGCCAACACAATCGGAAATAGAAATAGTGTTGCTTTTACTTTTGGAGCAAGTACTGTCACATCTCAAAATCTAGTTTGCCCGATCGGCACGCTTGTATTTGACGGCGCGACCTCAAGCCGCATTGGCCCGAATCAATACGAGGTCAACTTCTCATTCACGCTCGACACTGTGACCTATCACTTGAAACAAGTTCCACTTCGTAATGGCGACGGCAGCGTTGTACCTGCGCAAGTATCACCGGGAACTGTTGTGTCTGTCAGCAATCCGTGGCATGCCGCCAAAGTTTATTGGAAGCAACCATTCCCCAACACTTCAGCATTTTCTTTGCTTGGCGTGGTGACAACCTAATGAATCTCAAGCCGAACATCGATGGTTCATTCGGCCCATTCTCGCAACGAGGATTCAAAAAACTCACGGACAAAGTCAACGAGAAAAAACAGAATGACTTGAGTCGATATGCGCCGCGAGTGCTCAATGTATTCCTCGCCAAGATCACAGGCAATACAACTGTAATTACAAATCGACGCTGGAAATATGCGTGGGAAGAAGCCGAGCAATACACGGACACCGTGCAGAAGTTTCAGACCAAGGGCGGCAGCGCGATCACCAGTGCGACCACGACAATCGGGTTTGCGTACAACACGGTCGAAGCATTGCAGCAGGCAAGCGGAGCCACATACAACGGCCCGGGCTTTCTAAATGCAAATCTCCCGACTGGCTTTACATTGCAGCCGATCGCCACTGGCACGGTCGTGCTGATGCACGCTTCGATCAATGCGACAGACGGATCGCAAGCGTTCTCATTCTGTGTCTCCAACGCCATCGACGGAACATGCGCATAATGGCTCCTCCGAAGAAGCCATCTCTGACACCGCTGCAAACGACTGTGCTTTGCGGACAACTCATCAGCATCCTGATCGCCTTGGGTCTTTATGTGTCGTCGCTTGGCGAGAAAAATGCAGTTCTGACACGCATCGCAGAGGACACAAAACAACTGACCGTGACCGCAGCGGAACTAACCAAGGCCGTCATACACGGTCAAGCAATAGATGAAAAGCACACTGAAGCCATCGCCGCGTTGGCGTTGCGCATAGATAAGTTGATTACCAAATAATGGAGGACTTATGGAATTTCTTTCTCACGCTCTCGGTACTACTTTCTTTGGCTGCCTGCTACTTTTGGTGGGTTGGCTCGCGGGTTCGATCTTCGGATTCAACGAGGTCAAAGCCAAGTGGTTCGACAAGCGATAATCCTCGTCGCCCTCACAGCGGGTTGCTCGGCGACAACGGAGATCGCCAGCAGCGCAAGCGTCGCCGCAAACGCAGCACACTCAATCTCTGAGCGGAGTGCGTTCATCATTACGCACTCCGCTCAACCCGAGATCGTGGCCGCAGCCGTATCTATTAAAGCAGACTCGGCAATCATCTTGCACGAAACAAACCAAATTTCCGTGGCCGTCTCAGGCGTGAAAGACATCGTGCCTTATTGGGCGACGCTGCTTCAATGGGGTCTAGGAGCCGTCGTCGCGGTCGCGCTGGTGGTGCTGCTGTGGCAGACAGGCATCGGAACTGCTATCCGTGTCGCCATCGGTTGGATCCCGCGCCGCGTGCAGAACGAAGCAGACCTAGCGCGGCAAGCCATGTCGAGCGAAGACCCGACGACTGTGCGCGAACTCATCGCCGCCAAGCGTGCTGCGTCGCCGTTGTTCAACGCCGCATTCAAGGAGTCGGCGAAATGAGTTTGATGGGGAAGTGTTGTTGTTGTACTGGAACTTGTGCGTGTATGCCGTCATCTATAACAATCACTATTCCTGCATGGTCTACAACTTCAGCCGTCGGGTTTCTTTCTATGCCTGCGACTACAGTAACTGCTTACAAATGTTGTTTTTCGTATGGTGGAGAATCTAGGTTTGTTTACCGATTTACTTCAATATATATGGGTTCATATACGGATTCTGCATGTACTCCAACTTTAACCATTCCAGTATATTTTAATTTTTTTATTGGCTACAATATTTTTAATACCTCTTGTAATTTAGAATTTAACGCGGGATTATTTCATTCAAGTTATTCTGGAACTCCATGTGTTTTTTGTGTAAACACTCCATTGGTAATAAACGCTACAACTGTTTGTGATAAATGCGGAACAAACGAGGTTTGTAGTAGAACTAATACCTATATGGAAAACTTTTTAAGTTCTTTTTTTGCAAACGATTCTTGTACTTGTTCTTTACCTGTATACAGCGAAGCTTCTGATGGAGGAAATTTGCAATTATTTCCTAATAATTGCTCTTTGCCGTCATCAATAGGTTTTTCTTTTAACGGTGATCCTCAAGTTTTTTTTACCATTACATGATTTCCTGCGACCACTGGAGCCAGTGCGGGATCAACGGCGGCGGCTGCTGTGCAGCAAATCACTACGGCGGCAAGCCATCATTCGGCGTGTGCAATCAATGCCCGCACAGAGTTGTCGATGGCGCATTGATTGATAAAGAAAAATCCACAATCGAACTTGCCAAGCAATACGCCCGCGCCGAACTGACACACGCCACGCAAGGCCCAGCAAGCGAAGCTGACGCGGCGGCGCGACTGGCTATCTGCATGGCGTGTCCTGATCGGGCTGTTGAATACAAGGGCATGACCGACGCGGGCGGCGTTGGTTGGTGCACCAAGTGCGGCTGTGGAAACAACCCGCGTGCGATGCTCACGGTGAAGGTGACACTAGCGGGCGTTGAATGTCCACTCGCCAAGTGGGGCAAAGTCGACGGCACTGGCGCAACGGTCGCCAGCGCGGTGGATGCGGTGGCGGGCGTGGCGAAATCGATCATCCATAAATTATCGGGCGGCTAAAGCACAAATAACTTTCGACCGAATGTCGGAGAATGTTTAAGACTTTTCGCACCTTATTTCGTCTTTGTACTTTAAACGCCTACAATACAACCCTTATGCTGACACTCACCGACGAGGTTCTCGCGTGGGAAGTGTGGCTCGTTGATCAACAGGGCTACGACCGCCATCATTCTAAGAATGCCGGGCGATGGGCAAGGCGGTGGGTCGAGCACGCAGGCGACAATCTCACACCTGCGTCGTGCGTCTCATGGCTAAGTGCAATGAGCATGAGCCGCAAACTATCGCCGCAGACCGTGCGCAATCGCATGAGTCTTTGCAGACAGTTTGCGGGTTGGCTCGTAGTTCAGGGTCGTTTAAGTATAAACCCTTGGGTGTCGATACCTGCTCCGCGGGGACGCGCTGGCGTAGGCGCAGACGCACTCACGCAAGACGAGGTCAATAGACTCATCGTTGCCGCCGAGCGTGCGGCGCGGCATCCCGATGGCCGTATCCGCAACAACGCCAACGCTCGCGCTGTGCTGTATCGGCTGCTCAATGGAACAGGAATGCGGTGGGGTGAATGGCGTTGGCAGCGGTGGGATGACATCGATCTAGAGCGTGCAGAATTAAAGGTCACAAAGGACAAAAGTCGCAGGCGTGATTCGCTACCAATATCGGCAAGCGTTGTGGCGACGCTGCGAGCGTGGCGGCAAGTGATCGCAGGCGAGATGGTGTTCATCGATTACCCAACTCAGAAGGGACTTGATCGGGACATGAAAAGTTGCGGCATCGAAGGGCGTGGCAAGTGGCATCGGATGCGGGTTGGGTTCATCACCAGCGCGTTTGAATTGGGCGTGCCGGCAGACCTAATTCAAAAACTTGTCCGTCATCGAAGCGTAGATTGTACGCACCGCTACCTTCGCCACAAGGATTCGACCCTTAAAGCGGGCATAGAAAAAATTTCACAAATCGGGAAAGATTTATCATCTACAGCCCTTGACAAGCAGGAACAGGCATGTTCTGCTGCACATGTGTTCAAGCCCTCCACTACTACAAATGCAGCTGATGAGTGTCCTCGCGGGGGCTTCGGGCTTGAACACTTGAACCCTCGTGGGGACTCTCATCAACTGCAATCAGACCTAGGTCGGGCTGGCGGGATTTGTAATCCGCACCCGATCGACCGTCTGATCCAAACGCTTGGCAATCTAGCCGAGCAGCTAAGGATTCAGAATGAGCAGCAAGGACACAACATTTGGGGATCGCGCAGAGGATGTCGTACTCGCCATGGATCGTCTGCGCGGGTTGGCCGCGAGGATAGAGGCGACGAAGCCCGATCAAGCAAAGCAACTACGCATGGGCGCGATGGCGATTCAACTCGTCATCGCAAGCCGACTCGGCGATGTGATCAGACTCCTTGATCCAGTCTCGGAGGCAGATCCGCAGGCAGTGATGACAGCCTGCGAAAAGATTTTGCAGGGTGATCGACCGAAGGAGATCCCGCTGGTCTCGCTTGGGCAGGGCGACATGGTGCGCGAGATCCTTGAGCGTGACCTTGTGAGCGAAGTGCAGAAGTCGTCGTTGATGCAGCGTGCTGTACTTGCGTGGCGACAGATGCGAGGTGCAGCATGACAATGCATCTACGAAATTGCATCGTCGAGAGTCTGCCTGCGCAGGCGTATCACAGCGATGACGCTGTCGGGTCGTCGCTCATTCGCAAGTTGCAGACGAGCACTCCACTGCACGCGCTGGAGATGCTTGCTACTCCGATGGCATCTCCAGCGATGGCGTTGGGTACGGCAAAGCATGCAGCAACACTTGAGCCTGAGAATGATCTTGCGCAAGCAGTCGTGAGTCCCAATGTGGACAAGCGAACGAAAGCAGGCAAAGAAGAATACGCCGCATTTGAGGCCGCGAATGTTGGTCGCTGCATCATCACTCCCGATCAAGCGCAGCAACTCGACGGAATGGTTGCCGCGTGCGAGCGTGATTGGCGCATCAAGCATTGCCTCAGCGCATGCAAGAAGCGTGAGGTCAGCGTGTTCGGCGAGATCGGCGGCTTCCCTGCCAAGGCTCGTCTCGATGCGTGGAACGGTCACGGCATGGTCTGTGACTTAAAGACCACACGCGATCTTGCAGGAGATTTTGAGAAGTCGATTGCGAGTTTCGGATACGGATTGCAGGCTGCTTGGTATCGGGCTGTTCTGCGTTCCGCAATGTCAGCGACTGGTCGCATGATGCCTGATGACTTTTCTTTTGTGTTCCTTGTCGTCGAGACCACGGCTCCATTTGGAACAGCGGTCTATCGCATGAGTGATGAAGTGATGGACGCATACAGCGATCGACTTGTCGAGTTGCAAAAACTGTGGTGGAAATGCAAGGCAGAGAACAAGTACCCGGGATGGCCGCAGGACGATGTCGTCGACATTGGGCTGCCAGCGTGGGCGATGAAGAAATTACAGGAGCAACTATGACAAACGAAATCATGTCAACAGATCAGCCGACACCGCTTGCGCAGATGCAGCGGGCAAAGGCAATCGCCAAGGAGATTGCATCAACCGTCGGGCATCTCATCGTCAACATCCAAGGTCGGCAGTATCCGACCGTTGCGTGGTGGCAAGCGGTGGGATGGGCATTCAATGTAACAAGCACCGAAGTAGAGGTAGTAAAGCAGGTAACAGAAGACGGCTCGATCGAGTACATGGCTGTCGTCGCCATCGTGCGAATTGACACTGGCGAGACCGTCAGTCGTGGCTCGGCGATTGCGTCGAGCGCGGAGCGTGCGCCGTGGGGACGCTCGGCATTCTCGGTGCGATCGATGGCTATCACTCGAGCGACTGGTCGAGCCTATCGACACGGATGCGCAATCATCCCGCACTTGCTCAAGATTGAGAGCACGCCAGCGGAGGAGATGCCGATTGAGGCCGTGGCTTTGCCTGCAACGCCAAGAAGAAACGAGCACGGATTTGCATTGCCCGAGGCAACAACCCCGAGCAGTGGGTCGAGCAGCGTGATGGCGATGCTGAAGCAGTCTGTTCTTGACGAGCAGATCGAAGGTCTAGCCGGGCAAGTCAGCGAGATCGCCAAGGAACTTGGTCACAAAATTTCAGCCGCGTCGGCGAGAGCCGCAGCGGAAAAGGGAAGCACATCTCAAGAAGATGTTCGGGATCGACTCGTTGCCAAGGTGGCGACTGGTCACAGCAAATTGTCAGAAAAGAAAGCAGGCAAGAAATGAAACTGATATGGGATGCACCGCAAGATTTAAAGACCGACCGCAAGTTTGAGGAGATCATTCTGCCCAAGGGCGTGTACACATTCACGATTACCAAGGCAGAGTTCGCGCCTGACAAGTACAAGGTCAACGAGCACAACAAAGATGGCATGTCGTTGAAGTTGTGGCTCGACACGGAGTTTCAAGGCAACAACAAACGCATCTTTGCGACGATCGGCGTGCATGAGCCGCACATCATTAACACGGTGGTGATTGCCTGCGGTCTCCCACCATTGAAGCGCGGCGGGTCTTTGAACGAGAAAAGCCTGATGGATGTCAGGGTCATGGCATCGATCGAGCAGTACACATCGAAGGTTGGCAAGGTGAGCAACATCGTCAAGGCGTATCTGCCTGCGCATCCTGCGGCCGTGACGAAGCATGCTGACCCAGTGCCAGTCGACGACATGGATATTCCGTTTTGAACTAAGCCCCGGACGGCGGGCGGCGGTGACATTGGTTGCCGTCGCTCGCTTTAACAAACGCAAGGATGCGAGATGAGACCAAATTCAAACTGTGAAAGATGCGGCGAGATCGGAGTGTTTTTCAAACG